CACCTTCAGGAGCTGGTAATCGTAAAACATTTACTGTTAGTTTTTGGGTAAAAAGAGGTAAAACAGGAGTGCTTCAAGTAATATGTACACAAGGTTCAGATCATAACAATGCAACTGTCATATCGTTTGATAGTTCAAATCGATTTAAATTTTCACATAATGATAGTGGTTCAGCAACTTATACTGTAACAACAAACAGAACATTTGAAGATGTCTCTAAATTTTACCATCTACTTGCGTCTGTTGACACCACTCAATCTACAGCATCAGATAGAGTTAAATTGTATGTTGATGGTGATTTAATAACTTCCTTTTCATCATCTAGTTATCCATCACAAGATTTTGATTTGGATTTTAATTCTACAGGGACTATTGCAGTAAGTGGTCAAATTCCATCTGGAACTTTATATCCTTTTGATGGATATCTGGCTGAAGTTAATCTCGTGGATGGCACAGCATTAACACCTGATACATTTGGACTTACGGACACATCAACGGGCAGATGGATCCCCAAAGCATTAACAGGTATCACTTACGGAACTAATGGTTTTAGATTGCAGTTTGCATCATCCAGTAATTTAGGTGATGACACTGGTGGCAATAACCATGATTTCAGTGTTACAAATCTTGTAGCTGGAGACCAAACCACGGATACGCCAACAAAAAATTTTCCAACTTTAGATAGATTTAGAAGTGCATTAACAGAAAGTGAAGGTAATACAGTAGGAACTTCAACAGGCACTGGGGTGCGTTTTGCATTTTCAACTATGACTTTTGACCCATCAGACTCAACAGGCTACTACATGGAATTTAAATTATTACAAGCAACTTACTCAGTTTGTGGATTCAGATCCGATACTAGCCCTTTACCATTGAGCACTTCAACAACTTATGTCAGTGATGGTTATATTGCCATGAATTATGCTGATGATTTATATCAAGACGGCACAAATGTATATAATGGTTCTGACACTTATTCCAATAATGACATAATAGGATTTTATATTAAAGAACTTAACCTTTATTATTCTATAAATGGTGTAATGCAAAATTCAAGTAATCCTATTGGAACTTTCTCAAAACCTGGAAGATATAGAATAACAGTTGGTCATAATGCAAACTACTCTCCTTATGCAAGTGTTCAGATTATTTGTCCTCAATCCAAATGGACTTATACACCATCTGGTGATTTTGCTAATTATAGGGAGATAAGTCAAGACAATGCACCAGAGACTGCAAAAGGAGTGAGTGGAATGGTGTGGACAAAAAATAGAGACAGAAGTAAATCACCAACATTATATGATTCCAGTAGAGGAAAACACCTTGCGTTGTTTCCTAGTGGTAATGATGCTCAAACCACCTACACAGATGGTTTACAAAAATTTTTAGCTGGTGGTCAACAAATAGAAGATAATCTTCATGAAAATCAATCTGGTGATTCTTTTGTAAGCTGGAACTGGGTAGCAAATGGAGGCACAACTGCAACCAACAATGATGGTTCAGTTACCTCAACAGTTCAAGTAAACACAACTGCTGGATTTTCAATCGTTAGATGGACTGGTGGGGGTAGTGCAGGAACAATTGGACATGGATTATCACAAACACCTGAATGGATATTTTATAAACGAACAAATGCTACTGGAGATGGTTGGATAACTTATCATAAAGACCAAAATGCCTCACCAGCTAGTGGTAGTTTGCAGTTACAAACTACAGGTACATTTGGTGCAGATTCGACTTTATGGAATAATACTGCACCAACATCCAGTGTAATTTCTATTGGTACTTATGGAATGCAAAGTAGTGAAGAACGAACAGCTTGGGTGTGGCATTCTGTCGATGGTTTTTCAAAATTTGGAAAATATGTAGGAAACGGCAGTACAGATGGTCCATTTATTTACACAGGATTTAAACCAGCTTGGCTATTGTACAAAAATATTACTACTGCCTCACAATGGCGACTTTATGATAAGGCAAGAAATACTTTTAATCCAGTTACTAGAAGTTTCAGGGCAAATGCATCAAATGCTGAAGAAACGGGGTCTTCAATAATAGTAGATTTTTACAGTAATGGATTTAAACAAAGGTCTGGTAATTATACAGACTCAAACGACAGTGGAGATACGTATATCTACATTGCATTTGCTGAACATCCATTCGTTGGGGACGGAACAAACCCTGTGACTGCGAGGTGACATGCCTTTAATTCGTATACCTTTTAAGGGGGGTTTTAACAAACAAATAACACAAAGTGAAGCAGCAAACCAATGGACAGATGGTGACTTTGTTCGTTTTCGTTATGGTGAACCTGAAAAAATTGGTGGTTGGCAACAAGCTGTATCAACAACTTTACCTGGAGTGGCAAGAGCATCACACATTTGGACTGATAGAGATGGCACAGAATACATAGCGATAGGTACAAGTAAAGGTTTATTTTTATTTTATGGTGGTGGTATTTATGATATTAGCCCACTTGAAACTGCAATAACAGGTTTGACTTTTACTTCCACAAATGGCTCTGCAACAGTAACAGTAAACAAAACTTCTCACAATTTAACAGCAGGTGAGTTTGTTGTTTTTTCATCAGTGACTATGCCTGGAAGTGGTACAGGATTCACAGCAGCTAATTTTACTGACAATCCTTTTCAGATTATTACAGCAGCTACAAACAGTTTTACAATAACAATGCCTTCCAGTGAATCTGGTTCTGGTATGACAGCGGCAGGATCAGGATCAGTACAATCTTATTTTCCTGTGGGTTCAGCAACACAGACACTTGGTTTTGGTTGGGGTACAGGAACTTGGAATGGTTCTACTGCTTGGGGTTCTGCAACCTCAGCTTCAGCGACAAGTTTAGAACCGGCTAATTGGTCATTAGATAATTATGGTACAATACTCATAGCAACTATTAAAAATGGTGGTACCTTTGAATGGAATCCAACAAGCGGTGTAACCACAAGAGCAACTGCTGTAACGACAAATCCTACAGCCAGTGTCATGACAATTGTATCGGATACAGATAGACACCTAATTCATTTAGGAACAGAAACAACTATAGGGTCAATTAATACACAAGATAAAATGTTTATTCGTTTTTCGGATCAAGAAGATAGAACAGATTATGTACCTGTTTCAACTAATACTGCAGGAACATTTCAATTAGATAGTGGTTCAAAAATTGTAAGTGCTGCAAGAGGTAAGGACTACATATTTATTGTGACAGACACCTCTGCTTATATTATGCAGTTTGTTGGTCCACCTTTTACGTTTTCAATTAGACAAGTAGGTTCAAACTGTGGAGCTATGTCACAGCACTCATTGGTGCACGTTGATGGCATCATGTATTGGATGGGTAAGTCTGGTGGTTTCTATGCTTACGATGGTGGTTCAGTAAAAAAACTCACCTGTTCTGTTGAAGATTTTGTATTTACAACGCAAACCTCAGATGATTTAGGATTTAACTTTGGTCAAAGTGAACAAGTCTTTGCAGGCTATAATACTTTATTTACTGAAATAAATTGGTTCTATTGTAAAGATGGTTCTACACAAATAGATCGATGTGTAACATTAAATTATAGAGAAGGATTATGGACAACAAGTTCTCTAGCACGAACTGCATATAGTGATAAATATGTATTAGATAATCCATATGCAACAGAATACAATGCAACAGGTTTACCTTCTGTGTCTATTAATGGTATTACAAATGAATTTGGTGCAGCTACATTGTATAAACATGAAACAGGAAATAATCAACTTGATGTATTAGGAAATAAAACTGCAATCAACGCATTTATTGAGTCAGGTGATTTTGAAATGCCAATGGAGGGCACTGCAGGTGAGTTTTTCGTAAAGATAAGAAGGTTTATACCTGACTTTGGTAAATTAGATGGTGATGCTCAAATTACGATAAACCTTAAAGACTTTCCGTCTGAAACAGAGGCGTCTTCACCGCTCGGACCATTTACTGTTACATCGAGCACAAAAAAAGTTGACACAAGAGCACGAGGTAGGTTAGCATCACTTAAAATAGAAAACACATCAACTGATCAGTCTTGGCGTTTTGGGGCTTTTAGAGCTGATGTACAACCTGATGGTAGAAGATGACAAAAAAAGATCCTAAAGTTGGAACAGGTAAGAAGCCTAAAAAGTCTGGTAGACGTTTATACACTGATGAAAATCCAAAAGATACAGTGAGTATTAGATTTGCTACACCGACTGATGCTAGAAAAACAGTGGCTAAAGTAAAAAAAATAAATAAACCTTATGCACGAAAGATACAAATACTAACTGTTATGGAACAACGAGCAAAGGTTATGGGCAAAACACAAGTTGTTAGTATTGCAAAAAAAGCAAAAGAAGCTTTGAAGAAAGCGAGAAAAGTTGGCTAAAATAAATATACTTATTCCTGAACTGAATGAAGATTATGTGGTGCAAAACCAAAGACAAATAACTTATGGTATAGAAACATTAGTAAATCAGTTGAACTTTGCTTATCAAAATGATTTAAAAAATGAACAAGATGCCTTTAACTTTTTTATGAGTCAATGACTATACAATATAAAAATCAAGGGTTTTCATTAACAACCACAGGAACAACAAGTGTGTTAACAGCACCAGCTAATGGTCGTTGTCTAGTCAAACAAATACAAGTTCATAACGGCTCATCAAGTGCTGCAGTAAATTTAGCAACACAAGTCACAGATACAAGTGCATCAGCAACATTTAGAATTGATAATGCTGCCATTGCTTCGAATACAACACGACAAATAATATCACAAACACTTGTTTTAGAAGAAGGTGACATTTTGAAAATGACGGCAGGTACAGCTAATGAGATACAAGGTATAGTGTCATATGCATTACTTGATCGTTCACAAGAAAATGGGTAATTTTTATTTGCAATTAATAAAAAATATTGGTATTTAAGATTATGGACGTAATACATTGTAAATCAGAAGTTATCATCAAAAATAAAAAAACTGGTAAAGTTTATAAAGATGAAGATGCAGCAAAAAAAGACATCCAAGACAGCTCCACTGACACAAGTGAGAGTGACATACAGCGGGACGTTAACATTATCGTCCCAGAGTTATCATTGGATGGAGAAACAGATTGACGCCATTAGGTGGGACTGAACTTCAGCATAATTTTTTAAGTCAATTTGTGGACAAAAAATTATTAGAAGCTGTGAGCATTTGCACATCTGTACCAGAAAAAATACCTTTATCCAAAAGTAAAATAAATATTTTATGGCAAAAGAATGCTCCAAACCAACCAAATATACAACCTTGGTTTGCAAATAAAGATAATCATAAAAAGTATGATTGGTATGTATTTAACAGTAGTTGGAATTATGAAAAATACAGAGACGCTTTTGGTTTACCAACAGATAAATGTCATGTTATAAAAAATGGTGTAACACATTTTCAAGAAAGGCAAGTATATAAAAAGGGTGACAGATTACGAATGATATTTCACCCAACACCTTGGCGCGGTCTTAACGTTTTATTGGCTACTATGCAATTGCTTGAAAAAGAAAATATTGAACTAGATGTATATAGCAGTTGTAAAATTTATGGTAAAGATTTTGAAAAAGATAATGATGAACAATATCAAGATTTATACGACCAAGCTAAAACTTTACCCAATGTAAATTATATAGGCTATAGACCTAACGAATTTATTTTAAGTAAGTTACCTTATTATCACATGTTTGCATATCCAAGTATTTGGGAAGAGACATCTTGTATATCATTATTAGAATCTATGGCAGCTGGCCTTTATTGTATCGTGACTAACTATGGTGCCTTATATGAAACAGGAGCCGAGTTTCCTGCATATGTAAACTATGAAACAGATTTAGTTAATTTGGCTCATCAATTTGCAGAAGGTATTAAAGTATGCCGAGACACGCTTCACGAGCCAGTCATTCAAGAACACTTAGACGAACAACAAAAGTATGTAAAGCGTTTTTATTCGTGGGATAAAAAAGGTTTAGAATGGACACAATTTCTTTCAGGCATAGTAGATGCAAAACAATAAACCAATTTGGTTAAAAAAAGAAAGACCAGTTAGTTTATTTGTAGCCACACCAGTACACAGTGATGTGTCCATGCACTATGCTCAAACTATGTTGGAATTGCAAAAAGAATGCATGAAAAGAAATATGCGTGTCATGTTTCAAATGATGAAATCATCACTTGTTACACAAGGTCGTAATCTTTGTGTGAGTTATTTTTTAAATACAGATTTTACACACTTATTATTTGTTGATTCAGACATAGCTTTTGATCCTGATGCCATATTTAGATTAATAGAATTAGACAAAGATATTATATCCATACCTTATCCCATGAAGACAGCACAATGGGATACTCTTATGGACAAGATAAGTTCAGGGTATGTAAAAAAACCAGATGATTGTCAACATCATATGTTGCAATACCCTTTGTTAATAAAAGATGAAAACACAAATATAAAAATACAAAAAGGTGTAATAGAAGCTACACACTGTCCGACTGGTTGTATGTTAATAAAAAGAGATGTGTTTACAAAACTTATAAAAGAATATCCTGATCGTGAGATTGTACAAAAAACTACCATAGATGGTAAGTATATGGACAGACCACATTTTTATAATTTTTTTGATACTTATTATGATCCAGAAACAAAAAGATACCTTGGTGAGGACTTTGCTTTTTGTAGATTATGGTCAAAAATAGGTGGTAAACTTTATTGTTATGTAATGA